TGCTCCACTTTGATACTGCCGTTCGTCTCCATCGCGACGAAGTACCCCTCGTCGTGTAGAAGCTCGGCGAGGTCTTGGTCGTATTGCAGCGCAGGCTCGCCGCCCGTGAGCACGACCGTCCTACAGTCTTCCTTCACGTTGTCGATCTCCTGCATGAGATCGTCGAGCGCGAGCGAGCGCCCGCTCTGGAACTCGGTGTCGCAATCGAACCCGCCCGGGGATAGCGGCCCTTCCTCTTTGCGGCACGCGAGATTACAGCCGCTGAAACGCACGAACACCGCAGGCGTCCCGGCGCGGACGCCTTCGCCTTGCAGCGTGTAAAACACTTCGTTAATCCGATAGGGCATCGGCGTAACAGTCTCGCGTTTCGTGCATGCGCACGCGGCGGATGTCGACCCCGTAGGGTTCGAGCAGATCGACGCAGGTCAGGAAGAGATGCCGCGCCATGTTCTCGGCAGTCGGGTTGCCGTCCATCAGGAACCTGCGCCACTCGGGGCGAAGCTCGAAGGCTGCGAGCAGGTCATGGTCGTGCGCGTTGATCACGAACGCGTGATCCCAATGCGTGTCGATCCACGCGCCGACTTCCTGCTTCACTACCGCGAAGTCGACGACGCGCCCGAGCTTGTCGAGCGCGCCCTCTACCGTGATCTCCGCGATGTAATTGTGTCCGTGCGGGTGCGCGCATTTCCCCTCATGATGGAGCAGCCTGTGCCCCGCCGAGAAATGGAACGCGCGGGTACACGTCATGCCGTGACCGCCTCATACGCTGTCGGGTCGAGCACACCCGCACGCTGGAACGCTTCGCGCCGCTCGACGCAAGTCCCGCACGCGCCGCAGTGCAGCGCCTCGCCCGCATAGCACGAGTAGGTAAGCGCGAAGGGCGCGCCGAAGTTCGCGCCGCGCAGCACGATGTCAGCCTTCGACAGCGCCGCGTAGGGCGCGAGCAGCCGGATGGGTTCGTAGTCGCAGAGCGCCATTACCTTCTCCATCGCGTACACGAACGCGGGGCGGCAGTCGGGGTAGATCGCGTGGTCGCCCTTGTGCGCTGCGTAGGCGACGCACTCCGCGCCCGATGCAATCGCGTGCGCCGTCGCGAGCGACAGCATACACATGTTGCGGTTGGGCACGACGGTTATGCGCATCGACTCGTCCGCGTAGTGGCCCTTGGGCACGGGGATCTCGCGCGAGGTCTGCGACGATGTCGGCGCGATGCGTGCGAGGTCGAGCGCGACGACGATCTGCGGAATGTTGAGGCACTGCGCGACCGCGCGCGCCGCTTCCAGTTCACGGACATGACGCTGCCCATAGTCGAAGCTGATCGCCTCGACCTGCTGCCCCTGCGCGAGCAGATCGACCGCGAGCGCGGTCGAGTCGATGCCGCCCGAAAGTAGTAAGACCGTTTTCATTCGCCCTCCGTAAACTGCTCGTGCGGGACGTCTGCAAGGAATGCCTCAACCGCTTCGTCCGCTTCGGCTTCGCTGTCCACGTCATAGTTCGCGGTGCAGATCAGCGTGATGCCGCCGCGCGGTTTCTGCGTGACCGTGACGCTGCACGTCGACGGGCGGATGGCATGCACGACCTCGTCGAGCACCTCTGCGGCGAGCGCCTCGCAGAATATGCCCCGGTTGCGGAACGTACCCAGGAAGAGCTTCAAGGACTTCGATTCGAGCGCGTGCATGAATGGCTCGAACGTGATCCGCACCGTGTACAGGTCGGGTTGCCCCGTGACGGGACACACCGCCGTGACCTCGTCCGATTCGAGCACGACGTGCTCGACGCTGGGCGCGACCGAGATCGCCTCAAGCCCGACGTACTCCTTGGAGCCGAGCGCGGTTAACTCGTCCATTGCGCCGTCTCCTTCGCCCACTGCGCGCGCAGCCGCGCCTGCTGATCGGCGATGTATTGCACTTGCCCGATCAGCGACAGCCGCGAGTTGCGCGTGGGCAGGTTGCCGAACGTGTACCAGTTGCCGTAACACGAGGGACCGAGCGCCCACGATACAGCGTCCGCAGAATGGAACGGGAACGCGGTCAGCGCGTTATCGTCCATCCACCCGAAGCTGTGGAAGCGGTGCGGGTACGCTCGCGCGAAGCACTGCCCCAACCACGCGAGCGACTGCGCGATCGGTTCGCCGAATCGGCACGACAGCCCCACGCGCTGAAAAGTGCCACAGTAGGCGTCTAACAGGTCGAGCGGCTCGCCGATGTGGAACACGGGCATCACGCGCGCCCCGACCTGCGACCGCATGATATGCGCGTTGATCTGCGACCGCTTGCCGTCGCCGATGACGTCGAGCGCGACGACTGCCTCCCAGCATGCGCGCCGCGCCTCTGCGATCAGCTTGGGCATGTCGATTGCCTTGCCGCTCTTCCACGCACTGAAAGCGCCCGAGTCCAGCATCATGCGCGGGACGTCGACGTGCCAGTCCCGCTTGACGCCTTGCAGGTAATAGAAGCTGATCAGCAGACCGAGGTCGAGCTTCCGCCAAGGGATGCTCGTGTACGTGCGCCGCGCGTTGCCGTTGGCGCTGAAGGCGAGGTACAGGTTCACTCGACCCTCCCCGCCATCATGACGAGCGCCATGCCCTCGCTCATGCGCGCCTGCCCCGTCTCGGCGCGCAGGCGCTCGATGCCCTGCGCGATCTGTTCGTACTGCTCGGCAGTGACGAGGATGCGTTTCGCGTCCGTAGATCGGTGCGGCGACGACCCCGCGGCCTCGGCCGATTCCGCCGCGCTGCTTCGCCAATCGGCTTCGAGCAGTGGCTCCAGTTCGTGCGCCTCGAACCCCGTCAAGGCGAGATCCGTGCCCATGTTGCGGATGTCCTTGAGTTCTGCGGTCACGAGTTCCCAGTTCCAGCCGCCGCGTTCGGTCAGTTTGTTGTCGGCGAGGATGTAGGCGCGCCGCTGCGCCTCGCTCCAGCCCCGCGCGACGATCACGGGCGCGTCGGTGTACCCGATGCTCGCCCCCACCATCAGCCGCGCATGCCCCGCCAGGACCCCGTCGTGCTCGTCGACGAGTACCGGGATCGTCCAGCCGAACTCGGTCATGCTGCGCCGCAGGTCCGCGAGTTGCTGCTCGTCGTGCAGCCGCGCGTTGCGCTCGTAAGGCTTCAGGGAAGCGATGGCGCGCCTCTCCACAGGGGCGAACGCGGGACCGACCGCTTTCCCCGTGACGAGCGCGACGGACGCCTCAGAGCCGCTCTGTGCGCTCGCGCGGGGCGTTTTAGCGGGCATGACTCCCCCCAAAGCTCATTTGACGCATGCGAAAATCCTCTCCGGGAGGCGTTTCGCCGCGAAACCTGTATGTTTTGGAACCCCCCCTGGACGTGTGGAGTCGCGGCGACCCTCGACGGCGAGTCGCCGCGACCAACCCCGACCGCCGACGCGGCAACGAGTCGCGGCGCGGGGAACTGTTACGCGGAGGTACGGACGCGCGATCACTCGACGCCATATATCTCGCGTGATGTCTTGACCCCGTGGCAGTGAACACACAAGCCCTGCCAGTTGCTCTGATTCCAGAAAAGCGCAGAGCACCCCCGGTGAGGCACGACGTGATCGAGCACGGTGGCAGGCTCGCGCTTGCAGAGATTGCAGAACGGATTGCGCATGAGGAACCAATGCCGCAGTCTGCGGAAGCGCGAGTTGCTGGGGTTGAGGTTGCCGGCTTCCGTGTACCGTCGATTGGTCGTTGCGCTCGTGTGCGTTGCGCAGTAGCCGTGGTGGACTGCGTAGTTGGGACAGCGCGGGAATCGGCACTCCTGATAGGCGGCAGTGGGCATGGGTTACTCATACGTGCAGCGCGGATGATGCTCGACGATGCGCGTGGCGCTCTGATCGAGGCGCACCCAGCGATGGAAGCGGACGCCCGAGGCAGTGCTCGTCGACGGGGGTCCGATGCGGGTCAGGTATTGCGGGGTCAACGTGACGCTGCGCACCCTGCCGCTACTCGGTGCGCTCGCAGTGCCCCCACGCACGAGCGCGGCGGCTAAGGGGCCGGGAACGTAGCGGACATGCTCGCCGCTGCTGGTGATGAGCGACACGCGCGGGAAGTAGGTCTGCGCCATTCGACGTCTCGAAAGTCCAGACGCACGGGGGCAAAACGTCTGGGTGGGCAGGATGCTATTGCTTTTGTGTTAGGGCCTTGTCCGCACGGCCCGGGGGCTTTCAGAACCAGGGGTTAAATTTTTGGACCCGTTTTTTTCCAAATCCAAATTGAATGGTACGCCAGTTGCTCAACGCTGGCAAGGGCATGAAAAAGCCCCGGGGCGGAAAGGAGTCGTTCGCCCCGGGGTCATGACAGTAGAAAACGCAAAACACAAAACGAGAAACTTCCGAGGCTTCTATTCTATCCAATCTGCGGTGCTCGCGAGCAGTACCTCGTGACGCAGCCCGCCGATACTGCGCGCCCAGTGCAGCAGGTTGTCGAGCCGCTGCCCCACGAAGCGGCGCACGAGAGGCGCGCCGCGCACGATCACGCCATCGACGACATCGACGCGCACAGTAAAGCGCGAGCAACTAACCCAGTGGCTCTGCATGGAAGCACTTGAAGCAATCGGGGCAGAACATCATATCCCCCGGGTTGGGGCCGGGGGTGCCGAACACGAGCGGCGAGTGCCCGCACTCCAGCACGACGTCGTGCATGTTCTCCACGAACGCAACGGGACGCCACACGGCGACGACGCGCCTCTGGTTGCGCGGGTCGCGCGCTTCGGGCGTATCGGTCGGGGTCAGTTGGAACGGGTCAGTCATTCGTCGTCGTCTCCCATTCTGCGTTTCAGTTCACGGAAGCCCGCTTCCATCACGCGGGCGTAGTCGCGCGCTCGTTGCTGCGCCTGCACGGTCGCGAGCCACACGGCGCACGTGATCGTCCAGACGCCCCCGGCGAAGGCGTCGACCCAGTGCGCACGATAGACCTGCAACCCGCACGCGCTCGCGTTGAGCACGAGCAGCGCGACGAGGCCCCGGCGCAGGCGTCGCAGATCGCGGTCGTAGGTCATTTGGCACGATCCCGGCACTGGGTGCAAAGGGCGTACCCGCCCATCATGTCGGGGTTGCCGAAGATCATCACGCGATGCCCGCACGACAGATCCGCGTACTGCCCGCGCGTGCCGGGAATCGGCGCGGTCGAGACGATGCGGAAGCGGAAGCGCGCGCTATGCCTGCCGTCGTCAGGCTCGATGTAGGCACCCTCGCCGACCGGGATCTTCATTGCGGCTTCCCCTTGGGCGGCTCTTCGGGCGTGTGCATCACGTTGCGCATGCGGCGCACGGACTCGATCATGCCCATGATGTCGATGGGGTGTATCTCCAGACGGGGGCGCGGCACGCCCGCCGTACTGACGACCGTGAACCCCGTGCGCAGCCCCACATTCTCGCTGTCCCACACGTCGAGTTCGGCGCGGACCTCCGCCCAGCAGAGGTCGCGCGCGATCTCTTCGAGCGCGGCCATGCTCGCGCCCAGTTTGCGGAACGCGTTGCGCTCGTCGTCGGTCTTCGAGTCGAAGCGCGCCGCCACGGCGAGCATGATCGACTCGCGGTCGTATTTCTGCGCGAGCGTCCACAGCGCCTGTGTGCGCGCCGACGTGACGACGCCCAGCCGAACGTCGCCTTCCTCGGGCGCTTCGAGTGCTGCGCCCGCCTGCGCGATCTGCTCGGGCGTGATTGCGCCGAGCGCGTCGATGAGGATCTCTAAAATTGCCATGCGGTCATCACTCCATAAAAAGGGGCAGTCTGCCCATGTTAGCGGTCAGACTGCCCCAGGCTGAAGGAAACTACTTATGCGTTCACGCCGCCTGACCGCGTTTCTGCATGACGTGAACGGGCGCTTTTTTTGGCGCGGGTTTCAGTCCATACGCGGTCGGGTCGAAGTACGCAGTAAGGGGCAGCGTCGGATTCTTGCGCCCGATGTTGCCCGCGTGGAAATCGCGCTGCGCGTTGATTCCCTTTTGGGTGATGTGGAAGCCCCGCCCGGGCTTGAAGGCGACCCATTGTTGGATCAGCATCGAGCGGAAGGGGCGCTGATCGTATGCCTGCGCCTGTGAAATGCTCATGTAGACCTTGGTCCCGAACGTTTCGAGCATCGCGAATTGCAGGCTAGAGAGGCGCGTCATTGTGCCGCCCTCATCTCTGCGATGCGCGCGGGCGTCACCACGTGATCGTCGCAATACGCGCAGCATTCGCCCCCCGCGATGGGCTGCGGATTGTTGGGGTACTCGCGGAACGCCTCGCCGCAGATCGCGCAGACGGTCGGCGGTCGCTTCGCCGCGCTCGCGCTTGTGATCGCCCAGTGCCCATGCGTCGTGGGAATTACAACGACGCCGCGCTGCAAAGGATTGAGATGCAGCGCGACAAACGCGCGCGCTTGTGCTTCGGTTTCAAACGTCATAAAGTCCCGTCCTCTTCGATTGGCTCGTCAGTGTAATAGTTGGGGTCGCTGAAAATCGCGGGGCGGAACGACGACTTAATGCGCTGCTCGCATCGGTCGCAGACGCGCCCGCAATAGATGCCCCGCGCGTCGAGTAACTCGCGCGAGGGCAACCCTG